TGTACTGCGTCCTGTAACTTCTTCAGTGCTGGCAGGTTGCTAAGAAACTTACGCTTTAACATCTGTCCCTCTCTAGCACTACCACCAACGATCTCACCTATCTTAGCGTCACCTGCACCGTAAAGGAATGCATAGATAAATGTCTTAGCTTGGTCTCTTGTTTCAAGTCCTGCTGCTTTCTGGTTCAGTGTGTGTATGTCTCCCTCTATAACAGTCTTAGCGTACTCACCTCCATCATAGAAAGCTAGGTAGTGTGCAAGCATTCGTAGTTCTAGTCCTGCTGCATCACACCCGACTAACTTGTATCCGTCTCCTGCCTTGAACAACTCACGACATTCCTCTCCGTATTCAGCACGGCAAGCAGGTACTTGTGCAACATTAGGATTCTGATGAGTACAACGACCAGTGACTGCACCGTTTGTATTGACTCTTCCGTGTATCCGTCCTTTCTTTTCCAGCTTCAACCACGCCTGATTACCCTCTGCTAGTTGTCCTAACCTCTTGGTAACCAACAAGTAATCACACAACACTTCAGCAAACGGATGCTCAATACCACGCAGTACTGATTCGTCTACCTTTGGTGTTGTTGCGTCAGGTTCTACTGGTAGTTTGTATCCTAAGTCTAACAAACGCTCGGCTATCTGCTGACGGCTACCGGGATTGAAGGGTATCGTCTTAGTCTTGTTACCCATCTTCACTGCATCCTTCACTCGTGCTTGTACTTCTCCTGCATCCTTCAATACATTCTTCAGTAGTGCTTTTGTTTCAGCAGTGTACACACGACCTTCGATCTCCACTTGCCAACCACTCGGTGTCTTCATCTCCTCCGTCTTAGCAGGGAACTCTTTCTGTAGTCTGTCTAACAACTCAGCACGTTTGGCTGCAAGCTTCAGCTCCAACTTCTCTGCTTTATCTATATCAAACGCAAACCCTTTCTTCTCTTGCAGTCGCATGATGAAAGCGAACCAATGTTCTATTGCTAACATCTCACCACTAGGTTTACTACTCATTAGATAGTCATATAGGATTTGTGTTACGAGAACGTCACGCTCACAGTACTGTCTCATCTCATCGTTGTAACTATCGAACGCTCCGTCTTCCTCACCGTATGCAAGCTTTGTCAGTTTGTCTAAACGATTACCCCACGCTTTCAACGAATGACTACCAATAAGACTCTTATCAAACTTGTTCCGTAAGAAGTCGTCGTTGCGTACATCTGCTACTATACACTTAGCCATGACCATCGTATCCAATACTCTAATCAATGGTGGATGGAAACTGTACATCTTGGAAAGAGCAGGTAGGTCAAAGCCTATAACATTGTGACCAACGATACGGTCTGCTTTAGCTAACTCCTGTAGTCCGTTCTTTATGCCAGCACCGTGATACGTAATCATCTTGGGTATGGTAGGATCGTAGATGCTCAGGCAGTGAACCGTATGTAAGTCACTCAGGTTCGACCAGTCCTCGATCTTGTTTGTTTCTATATCAAAGAATAGTGTTTTCATTTCTCTTCCTCCTTCCACATACTTTCCTTTTGATTAGTCCATGCGTATTTAGCGAATTTAAATGTATCCCTTAGTTCTTCTTCATCCTCTTCGTCTTCGCACCATTGCCACATAGCAACAAACATCCCGTGTATCAAAGCGTTGTACCATTTATAATTAAAGCCCTTACCATCAGTCCAACCTTTCACCATAGCACCGAAACCGTGTAGTCCTACATTCATTATGTTCTCTAACTCAATTAAACTATATTGATAGTCCGGGCTTTTGGTAGCCAACTCCTTCATCGCTTTCACAAGATCAACATTAACTTTTTTATTTTTCATTTCTGCTTGATGTAGAAGTTTTTGTTTTCGTTGTAGTGTTTTACACGCTGTTCTTCTAGCCATTCGTTAATAATGTCATAAGAAAATTCATACACTTTATTCTCTAACTCATTATTAGGCATTACATAACCAGCTTCGTACAAGTGCCACAAATATCTAGGCATTTCTAATTGCAACCAAAACGCACAAAGCTTCCCGTTATTCTTGTCGTACTCAGGTTCAAACAGTCTGTGTTTCTCTTCAACATATTCATATTGATCTACCATGTGAGGATTAAAGTAACCCTCGCCAGTTGGTGGTTCATTTCCGTGGTAGCTTTCATCTTCTATTAGCCACCATGTAGTGACTGGTTTATCTTCAGTATCTCTAATCATTTTCATTTTAGAATGGGTTGTTAGTTGTTTTATCTTCAAAGACATTACTGTCCTCTGTGTATCGCCCTGTGTCGTGCTCGTAGTGAAGTGTTAAACAGTGACCTGTCTCTCCACTAAACCGATTTTTTAAGACTCGCACTCGTGTTTCATTCGATATTTTGTCAGCCTGTTGGTTGCGTTCTAACCCTATCACCATGTCTGATAGCTGTGCTATAGCTTGACTACCACGTAGATGATGTAGACTTACTCGTCCTCCTTCTTCGTGTCCGCTATCCACACGCTTCAAGTGACTAACAAGTATCATTCCACATCCTGTCTCTTCGACAAGACTACGAAGCTTGGTCATCGTGTTATCTATCAACCGTCGTTCGTCGTCACCTGCTATACCCGATATAACAATCGACAGGTGATCCAAGAATATCCACTTACAATCAAAACCTTTTATCAGATAACGAATCTTGGATAGTAGGTTGTCACTGTCCATACTTCCGAAGTGGTCGTAGGTGTAGAACTTTCCGTTCCCTACTGTCTCTTCAAATGCTGGACGTAACGCTTCCACTTCTACCGTGTCATCTTCTAAGTGTAGTGGTTTGTTCAGATGGATACCCATGATGCCCAAGGCAGTACGCCTGACGGATTCTTCCAGTGCTATGTATCCTACGGTCTCGCCAAGACCTAATAGGTGGTGACAAATCTCACGACAGAACAAGGACTTCCCGATTCCACTACCCGCACATACCGTAACCAGTTCACCTAGTCTTAGTCCGTGTGTCGTTTGATTCAACCCATAGTATGGATATGGCAATGCTTTGTGGCTTTCAGTATTACTTACCTCGTCCCACAAGTCCTTACCGTTTATGATTCCGTCAGGTCTGTACTCTACTGCCTCGTATAAACAACTGACTAACTCTTTTGACTTATACGCAGTGATCATGTCGTTCGGGTCTTTCAGTGGTAGCTCTGCGATGTGGGCTTTCCCCGGTGTCAACAATGCTGCACACTCACTCGCTCCCTTCCGTCCCGGTTCATCCATGTCGAAACAAAAGATTACTTTGTCGAACGACTCCAACCAATCAATAGCTTGTGCCACGTGCTTTTTAGCTGCACTTGCTCCGTTTGGTACACTGACGACTGGGTATCTGTTGTCCATTGCTTGAGATACTGACAACGCATCTATCTCGCCCTCGGTAACAACAACACGACGACCCTTCTCTTTCCACAGGTGCTGACCGTACAGTCCAATCAACTCACCACGAACACTGAACGATTTGTTAGCGTATCTTATCTTCTGAGCCACTGGCTTACCGTCTCGTGTTTTATAGTTCGCTATCTGTACTTGCTCCCCTCCGACTTGACCTACCCAATATCCCCACTTACGGCAGGTATCAAGGGTTAGGTTTCGTCGTGGTATAGCTTTAGGTTCTCCACTCAGGAACTCTCTCGGTGTTGGTTCACTCATTCCTCTTCGTCCTCCACTATAACTTTGGCAACTGAAACAATAGGAGCTTCCGTCATCGTTGGTTGCTCTAGCGTCACTCGACCCGCAGACACTACACGATTGGTGCGTTTCTGTGAAAGCCATGACTTTGGTATAACTTTATCTGCATATTTAATTCCCTTCTTCTCACACCACATAGCGTACGTAGTCTTAGACTTCTTGTTTATCTTGTTCCGTGCTTGCATGAACACCATCCGTATATCTAGATGTGGGTGTTGCTCACGTACAAGTAAGTGTTTAGCACGGTCCTCCACCGTCCATACTCCCTTGGCTTCTATGATGATGCCGTTGGGTAGTATGAAGTCGGGAGTGTATGTGCTAAGTCGTTGATATTCAATAGATAGCGTCTCGTATTCAAAGTCAACGCCACTACGTTTTAACTGATGTGCTAGTTTAGATTCAAATCCTGACCTGTATCTATTATTAGAAGTTCGCTGTGATTTCTTCGCTCTCTTCCGCATCGAATGCTTGGTCTAGGGTTTCACCACCATTTGCCACGTAACCTTCTTCCGAAGTAAACCCGAAAGCATCTGCTGCTACGCCACTTACTCCACCATTTTGTAGCTCGATTACTTGCACGGCTTGCAGATCAAACGACACACCAAACCCAGCCATAGCTGTGTACCAAAACCTCGGACGAAACGCTAGGTTGACTTTACTACCACCCCATACTTTAACATCTTCGGGTAATGGTTTACCTTGGGAATCGAACAGAGCAATGGACAACGAATACTCACTACCATCTCTTCTTCTACCTCCGGCTTTCAACTTAGACTTAACAAGGAATCCACCTTCATCTTCTTTGATCGGGAACTCTTTTTGTTCTATCTTCTTCCCTTCGTTCTCTTCCTGTACTTGTTTCAACTCTTCCTCGTACAACGGACGTAACGTATTCTTTAACATATCCGCTTGGTCTTTATCAATAACAAGGTCACAACTGTACGTACCGAACTCAGGTTCAAACCGTTTGTTAGGTTCGTTTAAATGGCAGTACTTAGCAGTGCCTTTTACTTTTATTACTGGGTGTTTCTTTCGTGCTTTTATACTCATATTTCTCTTAGTGTTTTTATAGTTAAGACAGTAGATACATAGCTCGATCTATTTGCGAGACATCAAGTGTCCCAAGTTCAGGCAGTTCGGGCAGTTCTACTGTCGGGTTGTTGTTCTGTAACTCACATCTGAACTCGTTGAGTAAGTCAACAGAATAAATATTTTTGTACGCATTACGGACGTCTTGGTGTACCTTTCGTGCGTTACAAGCGTGGCTGATGAAGCAGTCGTGAACAAAGCCCATATCAAACTTCATAATGTAAGCTAGTGTGTGTACGACGGACGCATCTAATCCGTGAATAAAGTTAGCAGTGATACAGTTCTTCTGTTCTCGTGGGTCAACTTCATCCAGTGCTTCATTAAATTTTATTTTTGTATTGATGTTATCGATTATCGTACTGACCTCCACTCTTTTGAACGTCGTCATCTTCTGAACTACTTTAAATCCAAACGGTGTAGTCCATCTAATCTCTTTGTTACCAACAGCTCCTGCACAACTGCGTAAGAATTTATGCACACGATCCACGGACACTAAGACCTCACGAGCTACGTCGTTGAACTGTTTAGCTAGGAAATTTATAGAGTCCACTTCAGTACCCACATCAAACGGATGATTGTCACCGATCTCGTGCAAGAACTTCTGAAGCACGTGAAAGTACGACTGACCGTACGGCTTGTTCATGATAGCTAACTTAGCCAGCTTACGAGTGACTCCGTGCTTGAACCATTGACTAGCTATGTAGTTCTCCTTACTCTGTTCTTTCAATCGCTCGTACACTAGGTCAGCTACCCATTGGTACATATCACCGGGTGGTTGGTCAGGTACAAGGTTGCAGTGTTTAGCCAGTCCTTCATCTCGTAACAAAAGATGTAGAATCTGCATACCATTATTGCTACAGTCCATACGCACAGGAAAGTGTGACACATACCCGTATCCTTCTTTCGTAAATCGTTGATACTCAAAGCAAAACGCAAGAAATCCAAACGGTTCACTCGCTTCGTGCCACCAGTTATTTGAGTACGGATCGGTTGCACACTCCAGTATGTCCTGCTTGTGTTGACCTACCCATCCAGCACGTTCCATAACTGTACCCTTGAGTCCCCAACAATTAGCACCATGTACTAACAAACGTTCAAGGTCGTCCTCGTCTACTATCTGCTGACCGTTCTTAAATAACAACAACGACCTAGCTAAGTCACACCCCTGCGGATGTAGATAAGCTGGCATATAATACATACGACCACGATAATCAACACGCATCGGAAAGTATAACTCATCCCACTCGCTGTACTTGTTTCCGAGATGTAGTAACTTCATGTGTACCAAACGTTTAGTACGGTTAGCCTCGTTGATTCGTCGTATCTTATCTTGTTTAAACTTCCACGCACGTAACTCGTCAGGTCGTTCCAATCCGTTCTCAAGGTACGGTTGCAATGGTACTTCTGCGTAGTCCATCAGTTGACCAGTGTCCCACATATCCTGTGCCACTCTTAACACTTTCTCATTGATGCACCAAGGCACTCGTTGCACGTTATTCACGGACGAGTACATCTTGTGAATACCGAAGTCACTGTGCTTCATAACTGGCTTGTTCATTACGAACGGATCGTTAAATGTCTCGTACCCTCCGTTGTAGTAGTCTGTCCAGTCCTTCGGTTTGTGTGGTAACGCCATGCGGATCGGATCAGCTACCTCTTTCCAAGCGTCGAACCGTCGTGTCCAATCTTTAAATTGTGCGGACAGGTAGATCACTCGTAGTTGTTTCTTACCGTTCCGTTCCATCCGTATTTCAAACAATCCAGTGTGCTTTACTATCTCACCCAACAACCAAGCTCCCAATGCTATCTTGTATCGCCTTTCCCACAGTTCAAAGCGTCGATTATTCCGTTCGTCTTTGTAGAACTTCATCAACTTACTCTTTACACTCTTGCGTCCCCGTATGCCGTACATCTTGTTCTTTGGGATCGTCTCTTCCGCAGCTCGTTGTCGTAGTATGTTCTCGAACTCTTTACCCACATTGAACGACAAACGAGTGTACGCATTGCAAGATGGTATGTAATCAAGTGCTGTCTTCAACGCCACGTGTGCTATGATCTGTGGGTGTAGGTCAG